AAAAAACACCAATAACTCATCATTATTGGTGTTCTTATCACAAGCTAAAAATTAAACACGTTTGAAGTCAAAACGTACGAATTTAAAAACGCCAATTTTTAATCAATAAAATCAATTTATTAAATACCTGTAATATTATTTATTTCCGAAAATATACATATTTTTCCGAAACTATGAAAGTTACAGGGCGGTAACAATACCTGTAATTATAGCATATAGACATTTCAACATTGGAAAATAATGCGGCCAAAATTGACCGCACTTTATTTAAATCAAGGCAATCTATCTGGGAATGGCTCGTCTGTTATCCAGCTGATAACAGGCATACGCATATAATTAAGGTCGTCCGTAGGCAGTTTATCTTTGAAACGCAACTCAATATAATTGTCGTCTGCTCTACTACCAACATACACCGTTGCAATGTTATCACCGTCATCACTATAAAACGGAAGCATAATCGGAGTGCTAGCACGGAAGCCGACTGGTATTTTTGAGCGAGGCAAAATATCCATTCGCTTGGCGTGGTTCTTCCTGATGAATTTAGAATTACTGCTTCCGTAAAATGAAACAGTATCCCAACGCCCTTTGCTAAAAGAACATTCCACTGTATTGTTCACCCGTCTCAGGGATAGATATCCCTCCTTAATATTAACGGATGCATTCATTCGTCTAGCACCTGTATCACCAGATATAACTTCCCATTTACCTTTTTGTTTCTGCCACAAATACGCACCAACCCCTGCACCGTCTTCTGAGTTATAGATAGTTCCCCATATTTCATCACCCATTATCTTTCCGTCAGTGCTATCGGGTTTATCAGGTCGTCCATTTCCAGTAATTATCATTGAATCACTGGATTGACTACCGCCACCCTTTGGAATTTTCTTTTCAATCCGCTTAATTTCACTGCCGACAAATTCAGCGAATTCAGTCATGCCAGTTTGAAATGTCATTATTTATTGTAACCTCTGTTATAAGCTTCTTTTAGATTCAATCCGTCAAGAATGGTATTCTTTTGGATTAGCAGTGTTAGCGATTCGTTAGTTTGCGAGATTTTTTGAATAAGTTTATTCAGTCCGTCCTCTCCGGTTTTCATACCGTTTAACGCATCGGCAAGCTCTTTGATGGTATCTAATTCAGCCGCTACGTTACCACCTAAGATTTCGCTTTTCGCATCGGTTTTTGCTTGATTTACAAGCTCAAGGATTTTCTTAGCGGATAAGGTTGAGGTTTCGTTAGTTGCACTGTCATTAATGCCTGCTGCGTTGCCTGATAGCGTATTAATGGATTGTTTTAACTCATTAATAGCGCCAACAAGAGTTGTTTTTTCAGTGGTGTTTAAAGTTGTTAAACTTCCGATTAGTTTAATAATTTCCTTATCTTTTACCCCTACAAATTCAGCAAATTCGGTAAGTGTTTGATAAAATTCTGGTCTTGCCATTCTATAATGCTCCTATATTGTAAAAAGTTTTTAATTCTTCGAGGGTTGGGATTTTTTCCTTTCTCTCGCCAATCTCTTTGATTAAACGCACCTTAACTTTAATATTCGGTCTTGAGCGCTTAACTAATCTGATAATCATCTCGCCTCCGTAATATCATGGATAAGTGTGAATTCACCGCCAGCGAGCGTTCTAATTAATCCTTGTGGACTGGTACACTGCAAATCCCAGCTTGCGGTTTCCCACTTGGCCCCTAGCGTCTTATCGTGTGATAATGTAACGGTTACTAGATTTTCGCTTACAGTAATCTCGCCAGTTTCGGTTGATAGCTTGATAATCTCGCCTTTCTTCGGCTCAATCCACATATCAAACTTGCTACCAGTCAAATCACTTTTCTGCTCGTCATCTTCTAGGATTTCAAAAGTCCACCCGTCATCATCACCACGTACTGTTTCTAGCTCAATGTTTTCCATTTTTGCTCCAATAAAAAACCGCACGATGATTTCTCAAAGTGCGGTTGATTTAGTTTAAGGTTGATTAGATTACGATTTGACCGTTTTCTTTTAGGTAAGCGTAAATTCGTTCCAGCTCAATCTGCGCTGTGGTTTTTCCAATATCATCTTTGGTTAATGGCTTACTCATTATCTCTTTTGCCGCTACTGCATCAATCCATTTATAATCAGAGATGATTGGCGTGAAATTGGTCACTGAGCCGTCACTATCTTCGCCAGTTCCTAATACATACTTAGCATTGATTGAGCCGTCTTCTTGTTTTGAGTATGCGGCAATAGCCGAATACATCGGATTCAGAATCTTATTAAATGTTGTCATTTTTACTCCTAGACTTGTGTCATTGTTGTCGTGCTTGATACTGCGTATGCTGCGATGCATAACTTGGCAGGGTTACCATTGCCAAAGCCAATATTAAAAAGCTCTGGTGGGTCTTTTTTATCCGTATACCAATAAAAATACTCATGAGATTGATTAGCTTCTACTGTAAAGGTTATGAGTGAATTAACCACGAAAAATATCCTCCTAACTGGAGACGGAGCTATCCTTATTCTTGATTGATAACTCCCATTAACTACATAAGCATTGGCAATAAATGTTTCACACAAATTACCACCGATTAACTGATTAACCTCAAGCACACCTGTGAATTTACCAGTTACCCCCTCTAATCTTGCCCCTCGTATCGTGCCACCCTCAATCACTGAACCTTTAACAGAACCACCGTTTACGGTTGTACCGCTGATTGTTGTACCTGTGATTGTGCCGCCAGAGATATTATTACCATTAATATTATTACCGTTAATGGTTGCCCCTGTAATTGTACCGCCAGAGATATTATTACCGTTGATGTTATTACCGCTGATGTTGTTACCGTTTATGGTATTACCACTGATACTCGTACCCGTGATTGTTCCTGCTGTAATTCGTCCAATATCCGAACTAATAGCAGACAGGCTGTTCACGTTTAGCTTATCAGAGGTCAATGACCGTGTGGCAATGTGGTCCGCTCCGATACTACCGACCGCAATATGCTTAGCTGCTACCGCACCAGTTGCAATCTTGTTTGAGGTAATACTATCGGCCGCCATTTGTTGAGCAGTGATTGAATTGGTTACAATCGAACCGCCGTGAATAGCTGTTACACCTGCGTTTTGCCAAGGGCTAGGGTGATTCGCGTATTGAGTACACTCTTCAAGCATTGCTCTCATTAAAAGCAAGCGTTGTAAGCCTTTGCCACGACTTGCAATTATGAGCCTTACAACCCCACTTTCTGGAGCGGTGAATTTGGAATAATATCTAGGCATATTGACAAGTCCGTGATATCCATTACCTTGAGAACCCTCACCAGGAATTACTGAACCTGTTGCATTTAACCTGCCTATATATCCACCGCTACTATTCATTGCGTATATTTCTGTTTCTGGTCTACCACCGTGTACAGCGGAATAGAATGAGAATATATAGTTTTTATTCGGGATTAGCTTGACATCTTGATAAATGCTTACAGTCCACGCATCATTGCCAGTCCCTGTATTCACCCAGTTTACGCAACGGTCTGTATTTGGGTCTACTCCACTGAAGAAATCACCATTAAAGCCGCTTTTTTCGTGGTCCAGCCTAAAATCACCAACCGAAAAATCATGGTTAGGCGTTTGAACATCTTTCCAGCCAAACGGTTTTCCGTTGTTGTCTGGGAAAAATACAGGGTTGTAGAGCAGGTTTCCGCCAAGTCCAATCGCTAACTTATCAGCAGTAATTTGACCTGCCGCCATGTGTTCAGCTCGAACAGCTCCAGCTTGTAATGCACCTGCTCCGATTGTGTTCGCACCAATTTGGTCAGCTTGTAAAGTGCCGACTAATTGTGTTGTTTTAATGCGGATACCGCTTGCATCAATGCCATTTTCAAGATATTTACTACCGTTCCACGTATAAAGTTTGCCGTCTGCGGTGTTGTAAACTTGCTTATGACCTTGATATTCATCAACATTCAAGCCATTAACTGTTTTAATCAAGTCAAGGTTGCGAGCTGGTAAGGCGGTATCAATTACCTCATCAACGATATTCTGAGAGAGTTTTTTGTTTAAAATCTCTAACTCTGCATCAATATCAACTGAGCTTTCGCCACGAGTACCGGTCAACTGGTTAAATGGCCCGACATTTACACCTCTGGTGTGTCTTAACCAATAGTATCTAACTTGATTGGCTCCGACTTCGTGCGTGTAAACTCTAGAATTTACTTTAGTCAATAATCTTGCGGTTTTAATATCGTCAGTGTCATTAACAAAGATTTCCGTTGCGGTTGCGTCATTTAACCAATCCCATTCGATTGTGATATTTCCAAGTCCACCGGTAACTTTTACACCTGTTGGCGCTGGCGGTTTATCAATAACAAAGGTTTGCGTTCTTTCGCTTAATAACTCACCGCTTTCGCTCTTAACTTGAATGACAATGGTGTATTCACCATTCTCAAAATCATCAAAGCTAACATTAGGCGATGATTGACCTAAACGAACATCATATAAAGCACCGTCTTTGTAGATTTTGATGTCGTATTTGACTAATCCGCTTCCGCCCGTAATATCGGTCGAGAAGCTAACGCTTCCGTCTTGATTGATATTAACGTTAATGTTACTAATTTGAGGAACACTTAGGATTGAGGTTGCTCTAGGCTCAAATTTCGCACCGTTATCAACAATCGCCTCTTTCTGTGGTTCGTGCTGCAAGGCTGTAATGGTGTATTTACCTTTCTCTTCTTCTTTAACGGTTAAAGCTTTGAATAGCTGACTTGTAACCTGTTGAGTAGATAGCGACCATACACCATAAGCCTCTAATCCAGTCGGAGCTTGGTCTAAGGTAACTTCCGCACCTTTCGCAGAGATAATCTTAATATCTTGGTGTCTAGCATTTTGATTGATGTAACTAAAGTAACTATTACCACTGATAGATATTTCTCTGTCTAAAGTAACTTTCTTGCCATCAACTGATAAAACTCGACCACCAATGTTTGTGCCAGCGTAGTACGTATCAGCAACCTTAATAATGTCACCAGGTACGTGCATTAAGCCTTCTGCGCCAACCGTGAATGTAACTGTTTTAGTTTCTAGCTTTTCGGTTTGTAATAACCATAAACCAGTTCGATGCGCCTGACCTCTAGAGGTGCAACCAAAGGCGGTGATTTTCTTAACATTTAAACCATTCTTCCGAATTGCTTCATCGTCTGAAACGTATTCAATCGTTCTTTCGTATGAGTTGTTTTTATCTACATATTCAACTTGGATTGCATTGTGTCTTGCTTTCTTGGCTGAAAATGTGTAGTTAAATTCCCCACCCTCAATGTTTGCGTTTGTGTAAGTCCAAACAGGGTCATAAGGGCGATCCATTACTACCGTTAATTGCTGACCGTTCCAAACTGGCATAGCTCGGAAGATTGAGCAAATGTCATTAATCACATCATACGCAGAACGTTGCTCTGTCAGCCAAGCGTTACAGGTAAATCTCGGCTCTTTGCCACCAAACCCATCAGGAACAAGTTGGTCACAATATTGAGCAACTTGGTATAAAGTCCATTTATCAGCACCGAACTCACCTAGTCTATTGCCTAATCCGTAACGCTTATTTGTAACAATGTCATACAACACCCAAGCTGGATTATCCGTCCAGTCTATTCTGAACGTACCATCCCAAACGCCAGAATATTGTCTTGTTCTAGGGTTGTAGTTGCTAGGGATTTTGACCTTAATCCCCATAATGTCGTATGTTCGTGTCGGTAGGTTGCTGAAATACTCTGAATCAAATTTAACCCCGACTAATGCGGTATTCGGATAGGTGAATACTGTATCAATAACCTCTGTGTAACTCGACCACAACGTGTTATTTTGGAGCTTCTGCGAGTTGCTATCTTCGGTTAATCGCTCAACCTTAATCGTGAATGGGACAGGCGGCAGATTCCCAAATGTGTGCTGTTGCAGGTATTGAGAACTATATTTACCAGAAATAGTAACAGGGTATGATTTACCGCCAATGGTAATTAATAGGCTCACATTCGACCCGTTAATATCACCATTATCCTCCATTTTTGAAAGAGCTTGAACGCCAATGGTGAATCTTAATCTAGATACCTTGCTGTCTGTAATTGTCCTTGTTATAGGTAGGTTTCTGCGAACCTGTGCTGATACTGAAACCTCTTTCTCGGACGCACTAAATCCACTAAGCACATCTTGGACTTGCCCACCAATTCGACCTTGTAATGACACATTTTTGAAGTTGAATGAACCGTTTTTGTTTTGAACTGGCGTATTATCTAAGTAAACAGACTTCATCCCGTCAGCCAAACCAGCCACTTCCCCCTCAGAAATAACTTCAACAATTTTGATTAACTGCTTACTTCGGCTTGTTTCCTTTGCTTCAACTGGCGTATGTACACTGCCTGCGCCGCTTCCGATGTTAGCTTCAGGACTGAGTGCAGTGCCGGGGCTAGGACTGCCACCGCCTCTTCTGCTACCTTTACCCATTATTACCCTCCCGAGCAGCTATCCAAGGATAGATCTTTCCATTCTTATCTCGACGTCTATCCTTGTTGTTGATTTCAGTATTGTTGTTGCCAGTGTTAACAGTGTCGCTAGCGGTTAGTTTATTGGTATCTTCCGTGACAGATACAGTTGGCTCTCTCTCGACATCCATAGTCTCAACACCTTGTGAGATTACGAGTGTCCCAGTTCTGATTAAGCCGTAAGCAAGAGGCATAGATTTCCCCTGTGCCACCATATTTGATAGATTCGAAAAGCTTGTTGATTGCTTTTTTTCTTCCTGTTTGCTTTTTACGCTTTCAGGTTTAACCGCTCCTGCTGGATTTACACCTCTCATTGTTGGCATCTTGGTAAGCATTTGAGCTACGCCACCAAGCACCATTGATGCACCTAATCCGCCAATCATCATCGCGGAAGTTGTACCGAGAACGCCTAACCCAAGAGGACCCAACGCTACCGCACCTGCAACGATTGCCACACCGGCAATCACTCTACGTAATCCACCTCCTTTTGAGCCTTTTATCGTTGGCGTGAAGTGGATGGTTGCATCGTCTTTTAGCTTTTGGCTTAATCCTTGTTCTAAATAACGACTATCTAAGTATTCTCGACCCACCCTTACGGTAAATAATCCTTGTTGAATGAACTGTCTGAGTTTTGGGATTTGACTGGTTAGAGCGTGTACTACTTCTGCAGGTGTCTTGCAGTCTAGATTAAATTCAGATCCAAACTGTTTAAGGCTGCCATAAAATCTAACGTTGACCATTCTTTGTATCTCCAAATGCTGTGCGTGTGTTTAAGCCAGTAGCCATCATATAAATCACGCTTAGATAATCGTTTTGGTGCGTGATGAAGAACCATCTGCTCACCAACATAAATAGCAGCGTGATTAGGCACATCCGAACCAACACTAATTAAAATTACATCGCCAATTTGTGGCTCACTAACTTTCTCAAATCCGTGCTTTTCCATATTGTCCAAGTAGAGATCGAAGCCATCTTCCCACCAGTATTCTTGCCGTTCAAAATTAGGAAATTCACGACCAGATAAGCGGTAAAAATCTCTAAATAACGTGTAACAGTCCATTTCACCGTGATTAAAGTCACGACCGATTAAAAATGGGATTTTCGGAAAGATTTTGATTTGCTCATCGCATACCAGCCAAAAATCTAATTGGCTGTATAGTTGAGTTTGTAAGTCTGATAGAGAGAGTTTTAACTCACCTTGTGGGTGCGAGTGGACTAAAGCTATAATCTCGCCTTTCTCTGATGCGTTGATGTAATCTTCTGGCGATATTTCAAAGTGGTTCTCTTTATCTTCTGCCACGTTTTCGCAAGGCATAAAGACTTTTTCGCCACCCACTAAAACAACAAAACCACAGCTTTCCTGTGGTTCTTTTGATTTTGAGTATTTGATTATCTCGTTGTGTAGTTTACCGTCCATTATCTACCCCAATTTATCAACGCTGACAAATCCGCCGTAGTTGTGCGTGTTATTTCGTAATTTGCAGCCAGTCAATAAACCACTGCATTTATCCTTTTGTGGGTCGGTAGTCGGTTGGTCTTTTTCATCTGCCACCGCCTTACCCGTATAACCGCACTCAACACCACGATAAAGCCAACTACAAGTCGATGTAATCATTCTTGCGCCAATTAAAGCGTTGTCGGTTTCTGACGGTAAAGCTAGGGTAAATTGAGCGATACTGCGATTGAGTGAGGATAACTGCTCAATGACAAAATAACTCAAAGCTTCTTGGCTTGGGTCAGCTCGCTTGTTACCTCCCTCAAAGTTCACAGCATCGAGATAGTGCATATAGACTAATCTTCGTCTAACAATGCCACCTAAACACTGCTCAAAGCGATTACAGAGTGCAGTAACAAAGCCATCCACATTACCAATCGTTAATGTCGGTCGGTTGCTTGGTCCATTACCCGATAACTCAAATCCATCCGCTTTAACACCGAAAGGCTGATAGGTCTTACCTTGCCAGACGATAGGTTGTGATTGTTCGTTATAGCCAGCATAAAAGCGGTATAACTCACCACTGATGCCGTTATCATCTCTTAAACTTCGCAAATCCACTTCGAATAGCTCAATGAGCGCATTTTGCTCTAGCTTGGCAAGGTCTAACTTAAATTGATTGCTAATTGCTTGTGGCATTACGGCACCTCAACAAAACTACAGTTAAACTCGGTAAAGTTTAAACCCATCTTCGCAGGCCATTTACTGCAAACAACTTTGATACTTTTGCCGGTGAACGGGTCTTTAAAAAGAAAAGGATGAATTCCTTTGTGTCGTTTAAAGAATTCATCCACTTCTAGGCGGTCTTTGTTTTTAACCTTAACCTCAATAGAATAAGAGCGAAGTAAACTATTAATGCCTTGCAACTGGCGTTGAGTGTATCCGTCGCCAAATGCAATTGAGTTTACTTTTGGTTCGCTATCAATTTGAAAATCAGGTCTAACGCACCATTTAAATGTTTCCATATTTACCCCTAAGCAAACACGCCACCGGAACGCATATTGTTTGAAATAATACCATTGGTTTCACTTCTCGCTATCTGACGGATTAACTCTACTGTGATTTCGGTTTCACCATTTCGTTGTTTTTGCTCAACGTTGGCGTTGACTGGTTCGCCATTATTGATTACTTTGACGGAAATACTTCCACCAGTCATAGGCTTGTAACCAGTTGACGGAATAGAGCCTACTGCTCCACCGCTAGCATATCCACGACCATAATTAAGGTGATTTAAAAATCCAATCCCTAGTCTTGATGTTGCCTCTTTGGTGATAACGTATTCGCCACGATGAACAACACCTGCTGGAGTGTATTTACCACCATCACCGGTATAACCACCACTAGCAAAACCAACATAACCACCATCGGAAAAGCCGAAAAATCCTGCCGCAGATTTCAAGGTGTTGAAAATCATCATCTTGATAATCATTGATGAGAGGTCTCTCAAAATTGATTGAGCAAGAGAGCGGAAGTCAGCCTTTCCTGTCATCACAAAGTCAGTCAAAGCGTCAGCCATACCGTTAAAGGCATTTTGAGTAACCTGCGACATATTTGCAGCCATATCACCAAAGCTATCTTGGATTTGGTTTATACCGTCTTTAATCCCAGCAATCGGGTTACCTCTTCGTTTCTCTGATTCTGCCTGAATAATAGCTCTACGCTCTTTCAGTTTTGCGATTTCTTCATCAAGCTTGGCTATATTTTCTTGCGACATCCCAATCTTCAATCGAGATGCCTCAATATCTAATTGATGATTGTACTGAATTAATTCTTGCTCTTTTCTTGTTTTGCCAAGGAGTTGAAGCTCGAACTGCATTTCTCGCAGTTTCTCACCGTTGTCATAGGCAAATTGAGCAATCGCCACGCTTTGTTGTGCTGCATCAATTTGAGCGGCCATATCTTTAAGCTTAGCTAAACCATCCGCACCAAAATGAGCGTATTTCTCACCATTCGCCGCAATATCTTGAGTGATTTTATTTAACTCTTGATACTGGCTAACTTGACCAAAAACAGAAATGTCTTGAGCATTTGCTCGAATTTCCGAAAGTCTGCGTTCCATTTCACTAAGTTGGTCAGTGTACTGTTTCACATAATCAACTTTAGAACCGCTACTAGAAGATTTACTAGCTTTTGATTTTCTTGATGGCCCGCCACCCTTGCCAATATTTTGTGACTCGAGCAATTTTTCGTAGTTTGCAGCAACCTCTTTTTGGTCGGCAGAGCCAGCTTCAAAGCCTTGACTTAAAGCATAATCCTCCGCTTGGAGCTTGCGTTTTTTGGTCGGGTCTTTCTCTTTATTGATTGCGATTTGGCGATTGTTTCGCTCGATTAACTGTGTCGCTTTATCACTTAAAGCATTTTGAACACTGAAGCCTAAAGCATTAAACTGACTTGCCACCAAGACAGCCATCGCACCCATTCGTTCAACTGCACTTGTAACAGATGCCGCGCCACTTTCCGCACTTGGAAAAATGCGATTCAAATCATCGAGAGAAAATCCAATTGAATCAATACTAACCTTGGAAGTGTCTAACGTTGGAAGTAAGCTTCTTAATTTGTCGTGAAATTCAGAAATTGGGACTTGCTCAACTATAGCTTTTAAATCACTTTCAGATTTAACAAGTTTTTCATTCGCTTTCGCCAATTCAGCTTTTTTAATTGCCAAGTCTTGGCTTGCTTTAGCTAATGCTTCTAGATATGCCGAATCTTCTGCTTTACCGCTTTGCTGTGCGATTTGTTTGCCTTGCTCAATAATTCTATTGAGTTTTGCGTATTCTTCCTCTAGTCGCTGGATTTCACCTTTCTGTGCGGTAATAGATTGCTCTAATTTAGCTTTCATTCCATCAAGCACTGCGGCTGATGTATTGGCTAATTTTCCAGCCGTTACATCTAGACTATCAGCAAAGGATAGTAATTCTTGTCGAGCGGATTCGGTTTTTTGTTGGTAATCAAGGAATACGCCAACACCAGCGGACAATCCTAGAGTTAATAATCCAAGTGGGCCACCAACAAAACCTAATGCACCGCCTAATCCTTTACCAGTTGCGGTTAAAGATTGTTGTGCAGCAGTTAGATTTCGAGCTGCCGCCGCTTGAGCAGACATAGCAGCAGAAGCCTGAATACTTGCCGCAATCCAAGTGCGGATTTTGCCAACGCTCCAAATTACACCTGCACCAGCGGCAAGGCTTGCTACTATTGTTAAATGTTTGGCAATTTCATCAATCGCTTTAGCAAATGCCTCACTCGCTCCAGTTGATTTGTCTAATTCACCAATCCATTTAATTGCCGATGTGTTTAGATTTTCAAACGCTGCTGATATGGTAAGGATTCGGGTGTTAAACTGGTCATCAACAGATTCTTTCGCTCGCTCCAATGCCGGAACAAGCACATCCATGGTTAGTTTGCCCTCTTTCGCCATATTGCGAAGTTCACCAGTGGTAACGCCTAAACCTGTCGCAATCGCTTTGGCTAATGCCGGTGTCTGCTCCATTACAGAGTTGAATTCATCTCCACGAAGAATCCCACTTCCGAGAGCTTGCCCGAACTGTGTCAATGCCGCATCTGCTGCGCCAGCACTTGCACCTGATACCGCTACCGCTTTAGATACTGTTTCGGTTAAGCTGGCAATCTGTGCTTGGCTAATTTTTAATGTTTCGGCATTTTGAGCAAATCGTTGATAGACTCCTGAAGTTGCATTAATGCTTTGGTTTGTTTTTAACGCAATATCAAAAACGTTATTTAAACCTCTGGAACTACTAATTGATGCGCTTTCGACTAATCGAAGTTTGTTTTGAATTTCCGTATATCCATCGGCAAAACCTTTTAACTGATTTACACCAAAGCCAGCTATGCCAGCTTTGAAAAGGTTCGCAGATACACGATTGAGCGAATTCATCGACCGCTCAATGTTGTTTAATTGTTTGGTAGTGGTATCAGCAAAGCGTTTAACTCTGCCTTGTGCGTTGTTGATACCGCTTTGGAATTTAACCTGATCTAACTCAAGCTGGATTCCTAAGTGTCCTAATAAGCCTGCCATTTTTACTCCAGTTATCTATTTGCTAAGTATTCAGCAGAACCGTCATCAAACTCTTCTTCTTTTGCTTCTTTATAAAAAGGCATAAAGTCTGATAGCTCTGGCGGTTTGCCTTTCGGATCACGATTTACCATTGCTAAAACGTGCGAAATTTGAGCCGAGCGATAATCATCACGCCACAACCCGAATGGTTGTTCTTCGTAAAATAGGCGGTATTCCTGTAAATGACTTTCCGGCATCTGCTCAATTTCTTCTAGCGTCTTACCGAGAGAAAGTGACAGGTTTATTTGGAACTTTCTTCGGCTGGTGAGTTTTTTGGCTCACCGTCCATAATGGCTTGGTTAAGTTGCTCAATGACAGCTTTATCAAGTTGAGATAACGCTTCTAAATCGTTTTCATCTTCGGCATTGAATAGGTTTACACCGTTCTCGTCACATAAACGCATAGCGATTGTGCGAGTTAGTTTGTGTTTGTCGTAAACTTTGGCTAATTGCTCTGTTAATGTATCTTCATCTCTAAAATCAAGCGTAATACCTTGACTTTCAGCAATGCGGACTAATTCTTGTTGCTGGCCATATAAGGCTTTGTTCATTTCGCCAACGGTAAACTCTCGGATGTAATAGGTATCGCCTAAAATTTCCACTGGTTTGACTTTTGGCTTGTGGGATAAAAGTTTATCTCTTAAATTCATTCGTTCCGCCCCAGAAAAAGAAAACCGAGAGGATTAACTCTCGGCTTTGTTATTTACGCTGCTGTAGGTAAAAAATAATCACGTTTCGATTTTTTAATGGTTACGCCTGATTCAAATTTACCTTTCACTTCACCGATGAAGTTAGGTGATGTTTGGATGAAGCCTGTACCATATAAAGCACCTTGATTGTTTTTAAGAATCATTAACCAAGGGAATGTTTCTTTATCGTAGAATTTTTTACGCAAATCTTGCTGCATATCTGTCGCAGGAGCATAATAGAAAGACAGCTTAATTGAACCGTATTCAATCTCGCCTGCCTCTGTTTCTGTCCCCTCTGAACACATTGTAGTTACATCTGTTTCGCCTAATGTGTCACCGTCACCGTCAATCTGTTTAATCGCACAGAAATTGCTTGATAATTGGATTTTTGAAACTTTAGCTTTAGTAAAGTTAGTTGGTTTATCAAAACCTTTCCAATCCACTTCATCAGCCAAAGTAACAGTGTCAGTAGAAACAGATTTAACAGGATAGCAGCCATCTAAAGCACCTAAGCCTGTAATTCGGATAAAATCACCAGCTTTTAATCCATTGCTTGCTGCGGTAATTGTGGCATTTGGCGTAACAGAGCAAGCTGTAATCGCTTTCTCTGTTTCGTAGCCAACGCCTAAGTAAAACTTAGTCCCTTGAAAAGGGGTTGTTTGTGTAGACATATTTAGTCCTCATACTTAATTTGATATTTAAGGTTAGATACGAACCAGGTGCGATTTGTCGCATCTTGCTCGTATCCGTAGCTAATAAGAGTAATTTCGGAAATATTTTCCAATAATTCATCATTAGATATAGCTACACTTAACCGCTCTTTGATTTTGTCTGCAATATCATCTAATGCGTCGTCGCCAAAAGCAGTTTTAAGGCAAATCGTGATGTTTAAGGATGCAGTATATTCGTGATGACAGAGATCTATCTCTTCACAAGAAATATCATCAAGGAAAACTGCAATAGCTGCTTTCTCTTGGTCAATATCAATAAATAAAGGGTGTCCAGAATAAATATTCTCAACACCCTTTATACTGCTTTTGAGCATATCCGACACTTGGTGTCGAATCTTTTTGTGAATTAACATTTAATCCTCTATTTTTTAAAAATGTTACTCAACTCTCTTGTCAGTTCAACTTTGATCCGACCCGAATAATCTTTTAACTCACTATGGAAAGCGGTTGTTAAAGGTTTAAATAACGGAATCTTAACAACATCAATTGGATACCGCTCTTTGCCTCGTCGCTGCATAACGTGCTTACGACCATTTGCTAGAGTTTGGATAAAACCACGTTGTATTTGATGATTCCCTATTCTAATTTTCCCTCTATTTGCTCGCATGGTTCGTCTAGAGTTTTCCAGCAATCGGATTAACGGTAAATTTCTTCCATCAACTCGTATTTTTGCGACAGGTCTACTCGCTGTTGCTTTTTGTGACAATCGAGTTCGTTTGCGGATTAATTTAGCTGGCACGTGAATATCTTTGGATACGGTTCTTGTTCCATTTTTAATTGCACTTCTAGCTACCTTATTAATCGCTTTTGCCGCCGCTTTAGGCACGACTTGATTGGTAAGTTTTTGGATGTTAGCTTGTAATACTTCCATCCCTTCAATTTTCACCGCCACATTTACTCCAACTGCAACACGATTTTCCCATCTTCAAAACTAAATCCGCGTACAACATACTCATTGCTTGTTGTCGTAATAACGTCGCCAAGTTTCGGTTTATAGCCAGACGAACGAAAAAGTGTTAGCGTGCGAGTCGTACCGTTGATTAAGTAATCATCTCCATAATTTCCGCTCATCACCTTTGGCGCCTCATCAAGCACCGCTTTGTATTTCTTGCCATTGATGATGTAGACGGACATCATTACATCAGATATAACTTTGTCCGCCTGCGAGATTGCTACATCAAACGGACTAGGCGTTGATCTTGACATCTACGGTTTCCACCGATGCACCGCTTGCGCGCCACGCAACACCTAAGCGTTTGTTACTGCCTGCGGTAGTTGTTGCACCATCTGCTGACCAATAAACAACTGCGCCCTGTTTAATGTCATCAGCCGCTTTTGCTTTAACGGTAAACACACCAGTAGTTAAGCCAATACCTACACCAGCTTGAGCAACATCGCTTTCTGCAACAACTGCAAGATTTTCGAGCATTGCAACATCACCGCTTTTCATGGCAGCGGTCGCGGTAAAGCGTACTGTGTTGCCATCTTGTACATAATTTTTAGCCATATTCAATTAATCCTATGATTTATTTAATAAAAAACCGCACTTCGATTAAAAGTGCGGTCACTATTTAATAGGTTCTGAGTTACTTATTTGTAACTTTAACAATACCGCGATAGTCAATCACGTTCACGCCTGCATCAATGCGAACTTTGGTTGATACACCATCAACGGTAAAGCCGTTTTGTTGCTCCATATATGGAGTGTCGATACCATCAAGATAGGATACCTCAATAGCCTCTTTGTTGATTAAGTACCAAGATTTTTCATCAGCCGCTTGTAGGCGAGCAGATTTAACCGGAGTTACAATGTCGCGTAATGGATTGATGATACCAGAGTTGGCATCTGCACCCTCAACACTTGCGGACTTAATTAATTGTAAGCCGCGCGTATACATTGATGTAGGTAACAGCATAAATTCAGGCTCAATCGCTAACGGCTCACCGCGCGCGTTAACAAAGCCATTCATTAACTGGATACCCTTGTCGATGTTGGCAAGGTCTAACACCGCATTAGTGATTGTGTTTTTATGGGATGCATCAAATAACGCTTTGCCGTCTTGTGCTTTAGCGTTACCAGTTAATAACGCAAACACTAACTTAGCGATTGTTGCACGTGCCGCTTGCCCCATTTTTTCAGGGATTTTTGTCAACAAGTGCATATCGTCATTGAGGATTGCTTGACGGGTAATTGTAAATAATTGACCGTAAGTCGCTAATGCAACGCTAGCGCCCTCATCACCGATTGTTCCGTAGGTGTACTCCTCACCTTCACCAACTTGAGGTAAGTGCCCAAAGTCACCCAAACCAACACGTTTCGCCGCGCGGAAGTCAGTTAATGTGCCGCGAGAGGTAAATTGATCAAAGTTTTCCGCTGCGGTTTCCCAACCTTTAAGCAAGGATTTATGCGCAACATCAATTAAGATTTGACCAAAGTCGGAGCTTGAGTGGGTAAATGCCAAGCCAACCATGCTCATTGCGTTATGACCGGACACGCTAATACCTCGATCAACCAATGAAGCACGGGCAAGCTCACGCAATGTCATTGCGTTGTAGGCGTTATCTTTGGCATCTTCTTTGTCTTTGTCGATACCCGCACGGGCTAACAATGATTGCTTAACACTGTCGCCAACAATATTACCATTACCAGCATACGCGGTAGGCGCTGCGCTTGGCGTTGTATTTGCGCCAAGTTTTGCTAATAATTTGTCTTTTGCTTGCTCTGCTGTAATGCTTAAGTCGCCCAAGCACTCTACTAACAAATCGCTATGAGCTGAGCCAAACGGAGCAAATACGGCTTTAATATCCGCATTGCGTTTATTTAAATCAGCTTGCACTTGCGCAGTATTATCTACTGTCACAGTTTGAGTTTGATTTACTGGCGCTGATTGTTCAGTTGGTGTTGCTTGTGGTGCTGGATTTGAGCCAGCGTTGCCTTGTGGCTTAAACAACATATCTTTCATTGCTTTTGGCATATTTTCAAAGTCCTCTAGTTTTCGTGATTTAATAGACGCCATCGCCACAAGTGGTTCGGCTAATTTGTCTGCAAATCCTTGTTCAACACATTCTTTTCCGTTGAGCCAAGTTTCTGCTGATAGCATTTCTGCTAATTCTTCAGGTGTTTTCCCTGTTTTGTTTGCGTAAGCAGGAATTAGCGTATTTTCGACCTTGTCTAATAGGTCGGCATATTTGCGCATATCCTCTGCATCACCGCCTTGGATACCCCAAGGTTTATGGATCATCATCATTGCGTTTTCAGGCATGATTACCTCATTGCCAGCCATCGCAATAACGCTTGCCATACTTGCCGCTAAACCGTCAATGTAAACTGTCACATTTGCCGGGTGATTTTTTAGCAAGTTGTAAATTGCGATCCCGTCAAATACATCGCCACCAGGTGAGTGGATGTGTAGGTTAATCTGCTTGAGATTGTTTCCGCAGTCTTTTAAGTCCTGCGCAAAGCTCGCTGCAGATACACCCCAAAATCCGATCTCATCATAAATTGAGATCTCTGCCGTATCGTTTGCTTTGGCTTTAATTGAGTACCAAGACTGATTACTCGTCTTTGTCGCGCTCGTTGCCATCGCCAATGGAGACAGAATCATTTTTTGTTTTGTCATTTGTCGTACCTGTGTTAGTTAAATCTGTGTCAAACTTGAGACCAAATTTTCGGTTTTCCTCAACCTCAACTCTTCGTCTGCGTTTCACTTCTGCTGGATTGCTACCGCTTGCTCGTACCGCTTGACTTTCTGTTGCCAACCCGCCTTTAATGCGCTCTTTCCAGGCTTGCGCCTCTTTGGTTGGATCAATCCATGGCATCACTGGGCCACTGTAAACGGCGTTAAAAAGTGACTCTGGATCAATATCGACTGGCACCTCAATTTCACCGCTAACAATAGCCATTTTTAGCCATTCTCGGTAAATTGGGCGTGAGATGTGCGCAACAAAGGTATCTTGTAAAACGGAGTAACCCTCAAAGCTCTCCACCAACTCTTGGCGCTGGCTTGAGTAAGTACCGTTATAGTCACGAGCAATGCTTGAGTAACTGGAGCGAGTTCCCGCCGCCGTTGCCCTTAATTGACCGTTTCTAAAGGTTTCAAGGTTCACATTCGGGCGATTCGAGTTGATCAACCCGATATCTTCGCCAGGTTTAAGATCGTCAATGATTGCACCTGGAGCAATCTCAAAATCTCGCTCTGGGCTATCTGCGCTGTAATCCTCATTATCACCGTAAAGCGAGGCATCGCCTTTTTTGATGTACATCGTAAAGGCTGCGGCAATTCGAGCTGCAACACGTTCGCTTTCCTCATAATCTTTAAGGTCAGCAAGACGCACAATCACGCCATGCAACATCGACACGCCGCGCAATTGGTGTAAGCGCTTTTTAAACGCAAGGTGCAACATATTTTCTGCTGGCACTGATTTAACTCGCCCGTAAGTGCGGTTGTTTTCCTGTGGGTTATCCATGTAAACACGGTAAGACACAGGGCGTCGCCATGCGTTAATCTCTATACCTTGGATTACATTAGCTGTATCAGATTGCCACATCGGCACAAAATCAGGCTCTAACGCCTCAAGGCTAAATGCAATGCCCGTGCTATGATTCAGCCCAGCCACCGCACCACGCACGAGTTGGATAAATACTTCCCCGTCTCGCAACCAAGTTCTTAAAAGTATCCGCTCCAGTTCTGGGCGCGTGAATTGTCCTGTGACTTCTGGTCGCACAGACCATTCCGCCCACTTTTTACGGATTTGCTCTGCCAAATCTTCATCAACATCACCACTTAATTTAAGTGGCTGAGGTTCGATATGGATTCCTCGCGAGCCAATGACGCGCTCTTCCATCTTATCCAGGATTCCAATCACAATGTCGTGATTCTGGTCTAACGCTCGTGCCTGTTCTCGCAAACTTACCGCACTTTGTTTTGTTGATACGTTCGCACCTTGACTTTCGCGTTTTGCTTTATGTGTACGGCTTGGCATTGCTGCCTCGTATGCATTCATCACATATCGGCTTTTTGCTCGCTGTGCGCCCCATTTAGGCGAGATTGCGGCAATCGCTTTGTCTAGTATTCCCATTGTTTAAAATCTCGCGTATTTGATTCTGTGGCGCTTAATGCGCTGTCTTGTTTCCACTAATAACTCATTAAGCATTTGTTGATAGCGGTCACGTTGTTTTGTCCATTCTGACACCTGATAAGATACCGAACGCCCGTTAAAGCTCACTTGGCTTTGGGCGTTTTCGATTTTTTCATCAAGCGCTCGGATTTTTTCTTCGAGTTCGTCTCTGTCGTAGATAGCCATTTTTGCCCCAATAAAAAACCGCACTTTTTACAGCGCGGTTAGTTAAGTAGTGGTAATTCAATTTGCAATTTGTCTTCAAAGATTTTTAGTGTTGCTTCAAGCAACGGCTTTTTACCTTTCCATTCGTTCAACGCTTTGCCACAAACGCTTGCTAATTGTTTTTCAGCTTTATGCTCGCCCAAGGCTTGGTAATACTGCTCAAGCAATGTCATGTTGCCAGATAACAATTGATCTTGCATAAAATTAAATGCTTTGATGTAAGCGATCTTAATTGCCATTGCTTTTTTGGTTTTATATCCCATAACCAACAATATGAAACCGTCTTTTGTCATCTCAAACATTGGGCGCTTTTCGCCTTTTTTATCGATGTATTCAACGAGCTCAAAATTGAGCCGGTTAAATTCTTCATCGCCAGTTTCAAAAATCTCACGCAAATCACGCAATACATTTTTATGTTGTTTCCCAAAAACTTTAGCAACTATTTCTGATGTGGTAACTGTTTTTGAGTCTTTATTTTGTACAAACTGTTTAAAATTTTCAGGGTTTGCTAATTGCATTTATAACCTCCAAATTCAGATAATAAAAACCCTGACCGTTTCCGATCAGGGTTTAAGTTATTACCGCAACATTCCCACCTTTTCACAGGCTCGGCATCTACCGATTTAAGGCTGTTTAGGAGTTAAAGCCAGCCGCTTTTTTTGCCACCACCATTTAGCCAATTACTTTTTGCCTTGGCTTTCGGTTGCGGTTTAACTTGTTCAATTTCTACCGCACTTTCCGCTTCTTCTGGCTCGGCTGTTTCTTTTCGGATCACGTTAGGGTTTACGCTTGGCAATTTCGCCCAGTAAGGGACGTTATCCTCATCACCCCACTTGATACGCTCATAGCCGCGTAAAATAGCGATTGCATGGGCGTAGCAAAATAAGTCAAATGCCTCATTGTTACCTTTACCAGGTTTTCGCCACTTGCCGTCTTGTCCTCGCTCCTCATAGGTCAACTCATCAAAAAACCATTCCCCGATCCATGCTGGGAAATGGATATAATTAGCCCCGACAGTCTCACGACTTAATGCGTTACTAATGCGATCTTTGAGTTGATCTGTTTGTAGTAAATACAAAGGCACATCACCGCGCGCTTTAGCGTGACGATCTGAGCGAGATGTATTATCAGGATAGGTGCGAGTGATCAGCTTTTGACGCTTGGTACTATCACCTTTGACGAGATAAACGCGCTTAGATAATCCATCGCGTTTACATCTACGCCAAAACTTATAGGCATTATCTGTTACACCGTCCTCACCGCCGCTATCCACCGCCATTGCAAGGATTGGCATAAATCCGCCCTCTAGGCCATCAATGCGATATTGCTTATTTAGCACATCGCTAATAAGTAAATCCCAGTCCTCAGGGTAGGCGGACGGATCAATTGGCAGACTTTCCCCATCTGAATTGCTCCGCATTGATGATTTGATGTTGTATCTATCAATGAGCCATCGCTCGCTGTTTTCGCCATAGCCAACAATTTGGACTACAAAGCGACGGTTCCGCCCACCCTGTACGTCAACCGCAGCCAATAAAAAACGGCACCCATAAGGCACCGTTCTTTTTTCAGTTTCTTCTCGCCGCTCCATCAACTCATCACTTCGGCGTTGCTCAAGTGCTGAGCGTGGTAAATAAGGCAACCCCCAGTCAGTATTTGTTACTGCCTTTAGAGTTTCTTCACTGCCTGTCATTTCAAATTCATGTTCGGCAGTAAGTAGTTTATAAGTTAATTGCGCCCATGTTTGATAAGCAGCAGCAGGTCCCTCTAGCCAAAATGATGCAATACGAGAGTTTCTGCCATCACCATGTATCACGCCATCTTTATCTATCGTTTGCCCCTCTTTTAGCCATTTTCCGCCAATGTTTAATACGCGTTTTTTATCAGGATCTACGAGAGATTGACAATGAGGGCATTGCAATCGAGCATTTTCGCTTGCCTTAACATAGTCAGTATCATCACGATACCCGACCATGTTAGCCATTGATGGCTCAAACCATTCGGAGCAACTTGGGCATTGCCAATAAAATCTACGTCTATCGCCACGGTTATATAGAGATAAAATCCCAGTCGTTGGCGGCGCCTCATGCGTTGATTTTGGATGATGTTTTAAATCAACTATGTCCTTACCTGGCGAACTCTCTACGAGTGTCATGCCGGCACTCATAAATGTGGTTGTACGCTTAGAGGCTAAACTAAATCCATCACCCTCGCCGTCCACATCATCTGGCCAGCGGTCGTAGTCAGTTAATGCAACGTATTTGTAGTCAGACGATGACAATACATTAATTGACGGCCAACCAATCTTTAACAGGTTGCCCGCTCTAAAGTATTTATCGTGGACGTTGTTATCGTTTTTTCGTGGGCTTAATCTTTTCGCAATCTCAGGTGAGCATCTAAAAGTGCGGTCTAAACGTTTACGACTATGCTCGCTGGCTTTCTCTTGTGTAAGTTGCACCAAGAGAAAATCTGACGGATCGCAAATAATCGCATAAGTAATCCAACCATCAATCAATCCAACTGTTTTACCTGTACGGGCAGGGCCAACAAAAACGACAGCGTCATATTCTCGAGAGTTTAAACAATCCATTGGCTCAATAATGTAAGGTGCTGTGTCTTTATCCCATTTAACAGAGTTTCCACCACCAACAGGCACTCGCATATACTCTGCGACAGCCTCGGATACTTTCATTCGGCGTGGAGGTTTAAGCAGATTTGCAATATCTCGTCTAATATCTTTAGCTGATGCAAACATTATTGCTCCTCTGACTTGTCATCACCAGTCTGTATGTGTGATGACATTTGCGATTTAACGTCATCAATTACCTGTATTACGCGGGTTAATTGTGACGGAGTTAATCCGCAATCACGCTCTAAAATATCCGGCAATGTATCAAGTGACTGCACTACTGCTTTTGCTAAAAAACTCATTTCTTGAGCAACTTCAAATGATGGAACTAGCTCACCAGTGTCTCGCTCATATTTAAGCCTTTCGTTTTCCGCTTGCCAAAACGCTCGTCTCTCAACAGGCGATAAGCTATCAACATCTGCTGTCATTTTTTCGGCAAGACCGATTTTAATTAGATCAGATATCGAATAGAGCTTTAACTTGGAGTTACTACCAATAGCAGGAGTAAGCCCTGCTACCCTTTGTGACACGGTTTGACGGTGCATTCCGACTAGTTCGGCTATCTGATTTATATTGAGTTTTAAGTCAAATAAATTTTCCATGCCAACCCTACCAAAAATCCAAAAACCTTAAAAAGATGATGATGCCTAAGATGTCAAAAAACTGCCGAAAACCGCGCGCCCGAAACCCCGCGGAAAGGGGTATCCCCTCGGGAGTACCTTTTAATTTTTAAAATCAATTAGTTAAAATAAAAAAAAGACCGCACTTTGTTTGACGGTCTTTATTTTGGTTTATTATTACTTTGAGCGCAGCTCTTTAATACCAATATTAATATCTTCTATTGACTTAACAACTCTGCTAACACTGAAATTCTTATTCATCTCTCTGGACAGCCAAACAAGGTTGTGGAATTGAGTATTAGATTGTTTATTGTTGGGTAGTTTATTATCTTCCATTGTTATTCCTGTTAATCGTTTGAACTTATGAAATATTACTACCACAAAAGAATAAATCAACCTTAGATTACTTACTGCTCTTTTTGCTTTCAATCCACTTGTTAATGTTTGTGATTTGACTGGCGCACATATCTCGCTCTGCTATCACAGTGATTAGATGCTCTACTGCTTCACCGTATGTATTACCCATGAACGGAGTTTTCACACAAGGCACTAAGAAAGCCTGTGGCGGATAAATGTATTCCGTCTTTGTAGTAACCTTGCTAGTGCAACCGCTCAATAGCGTCATCGTGAATACGAGTGCTATAGCAAGGTTGTGTTTTAATAATCTTTCTAACGGCTTGAATTTTGTCTTGGCTTGCTTGTTTGATTTCATCGTGAATCACCCTTTGCTGTTCTACCGCTTGGCGTTCTATCTCAATCGTGTCTTTCAATGATTGATTAACTTGTTCTTGTTCTGCGATAAGGCTAGCCTGTGTTTGGTTTTTGGCTTTTAAGTCATTTATCGTTCCGTGTTGAAACCAAATCCAACCGCACAGGCTAACTACTACCGCTAGAAAAATTAGAATTAATTTGTTCATATCAATCTACCATTAACGCACGGAATAATCGGCAGCGGTCATCTAATCCATTTGTGCCACCGTTAATTCGTATTGTTACCTTTTGAACAGAATCAAGTGTTGCAAGCTCATTGAATATCCAGTACCACACTGCAGCTTTGACTGCTAAATCTAGATTGTTTGATACTTCTTTCGGACTGATTGTTTCACCTAACCAACGAGCAAAGCGGATATAATTATCTTTGCCAGTAATTTGAATTAAACCACGTCCACGATAATTCCAACCGTCCATCGTTTCTTCTGGCCCGTTACCCATTCGATTGGCATACACTCGGCTTGCAATCTTTTCTGGCTTACGCTCATACTGCCGAGCAATATTAGGATTAGGGAAATACTTACGGAAAACGCTCATTAATCCGTCAGCAGAATAATTAAGGTTTTCGCTTAATGTTGTGAACCCTGCTGTTTCGTGTCCGCATTGAGCAAGAAACATCGCTTGCTGTTGTTTATTAAAGCAACCCGCCAGCTCAATGTGTTTATCAATCGCTTGATACATCCCTTTGATTGCTCTCGGGAAAACTCTATTAAATACCGCTTCTGAAATTAACATCTTATCGTCCTCTGCCTTTGTCATTGCTTCGACCTTTATCACTGCGGTCGTTCTTCTCTTTCTCAAAACCTACTGATTGATATTCGCTTTGAGCGTCTTGCTCGATTTCGTGTTCATAATCAGCAACTAGGTTTTTAATCTGTGTGATTCGGCTGTTACAGATTTTTAATTGGTCAGTCACCTTTACGGCGTAAACAGCAACATCAGAAGATTTTTCACCGTTTAATGTAGGTTTCGGACAAGTAATTAAAAGATTTTCCGGAATGGTTACTCGAATGATTTTAATCTTCTCGACCGGCTTACTCGGACTTAAGCAACCTGTCGATAACAGCACGACTAACACCATCGCTACGAACACATTTACTTGAAAGAACAATCTTACTAATCCCATCCAGCTTATCTTCATTTCGCTTACGCTCCTTTGCTTGTTCTCTAAGCAAAAATTCAATTCTGTCATTTCTGTCGTTTACCGTATCTTGAAGAGCATCAATTCTTTTCATCCGCTCATCAGCTAATTGTGCTGTTTGGTCGTACTTATCCTGTAACAGCTCTAAATTCTTATTCTGGCTATAAATCTGCACCGATAAACCTATACAGCCTGCGAATAAGAAACAGGCAAATATTCTATCGAGTGCAATTCCTAATCTTGCGGCTCTTTCTCTACCCATTCCATTTTCCTCTTGGCTTTACATCATCGCTCTGGTCTTCTGTACCATCGATTAAAATATCTTCCTCGTTGTCATTGATTGGCATTTCGTCATCGTAACGGACGGAGCGTTTTCTACTTGTTTCTCTTTCGATGTCTTTCATTGAGTAGTTAGGATTCAAGTCATCTACTGAACCACCGATTTGACGAAAGAAAACTCTAAGCAATCCCCATAAAGCAGGAACGCCAAAATACCCAAACGCTCCAGCGATTGAGATAATCATTAAAGTGTCGATACTTTGAGACATTAAGAAAAACGCTACGACCATTCCACTGAAAGCCCCTACTAGAAAGCTAGAGACTACGGAAGATACTTTCACAGGCGAGCCTGCTGATTGTGTTGCGGTGATATACTTAACAACACCACCTAAACCTGAAAATGCGAGAGAAATAACCGTTGCTATGATGTCAATGCCATTGTTAGGCGATCCGTTATCTTGCATTGGTTACTCATTGAATTTCGTGCAATAAAAAACCCCGACCGTTTCCGATCAGGGCTGTTTCTAAACTTATCTTGCGTTCGCTATGCGCTAAAACCGCAACTTATACTATATACTACAATTTTACTTGCAAGCTGTCAACACTTTTATTAATTATTTTTTAAAATATTTTTAATTCCATCATCTAACGCTCTTTGAAGCTGATTTCTTGTTGTATTGTTATCAAGCGGTTCTTTTCTCACTTGACCTAGTGCCATTTGTGTTTCTGCGTATGCCTCTGCCCAAACCTTAGTGCCATTTTTGTATTTGGCAACCGAATATCTTGCTTTAGCTTGTGGAGTTGTTGAGTATGAATTTCCAATAGCTAACTGAGTGAATATAGCTGCTCCGCCAGTCATTTGTTTGGAGCAAATCACAAAATTCTTTTGCTGCTCTTCTATTGAGAAACCCTTACCGTTACAGTATTGAACTATTGCGTCAATCACCTGTTCTTGCGTGTAATTTGGATATTCCGCCTCTGCTTTCCCTGATTGAGTTTCTTTGATTAGTGCTTCTTTCGCACAGCCAGTGATAACCGTAGCTATTGAGCAGATTAATAATAATTTTTTCATTTTTTTTTGGCTCCTGTTTATTGTTTTAATAAATTAGTTAATTTTAATATATATTAGCTTTAAATATTGTGATGTATGTCTCAAAATGAGTTAATTAACAACTGATCACTTTGTGGACTTGTTATTATAAAAAAACAAACAAAAAAATTTTAAATTTTTTTTAAAAAAAGTGTTGACAACTAAAAGTATATTATATAATATACACACATAGCCAAGAGATATAGGCTATACACCAAAAGCTTTAACCAGACCCCACCAACCGGCAGGGGCAGAAAAAGGAAAAATCATGAAAAGCCAAATTAAATCTTTAGTAAAAAACATGTACAGCGCAAACCGTGTATTGGTTAAAACTAATACCCAAGAAGCTAGCGAAGAGTTTAAAAAATACTTTTTTGCAGTTGTTGAAATGACAGGGTGTGACGCTGAAAAATTATTAGAGCTAATTAGAGTTGAAACAATTTTCAAAAGCACCTCACAAAGATTATCAGAACAACGCCAATTAGATGACATCTTTGCAAATCCTGAAAAATACCTATAAATAATAATTAAGCCCGCTGCGAGGCGGGCAATAAAGGAGATAAAAAATGAAAACTTACACAATACCAGCAAGAATCAGTGGAACTAGCTCTATCCACAGTATCGCAAGCGAATTTTACGACCGCGAGATTAAATTTAAAAAAGGTTGTGAATATGCGGTTGTGCTAGCTAGTTACTATGGCGACATCTACAAAACATTCCAAAGTGCAGAGGCTTGCGCAAGATACGCAAGAAAAATGAGGGATTACAGCTATCAAATCATTGATGCGGAAGGAAATAGATATGATGCTCATGGTGATGAATTGTATCTAGATAATTTATATTAATCAACAAGCCCTGTAATGGGCTTTACTTGGAGTTAAGAAAATGGCAAAAACAGCAGTACACCTATCAAAAACCGCATTGCAATATGTAACAGACCGTACCCAGCAGGGTGAGCAAAAAGGTATGTCGGCTCACATTAATAATGCGTTTGAGCAGTTGGCGCACTTAGCACAGGCGGAAAAGCCAGAGTTATCACAAGCTGAGTGGATTGAGTTATACAATGTCTATGCTGGTAGTGATTTAACTCGCCTTACATTGCCATTTGATTTGGCAGATGACTTGCGCACACACTACGGCACTTTACCGCAAGATTTGACCGCACTTTACGACAAGTTATCAGGGATGACACAGGCGCAACAATTTGCTGTTATTGATGCGGTGCGCTTATTTTGGGCCAGCGGTTATGAGCAAGATTGACTGGGCATCTGTAGATTGGACAAAGAGATCGAGTGACATAGCTAGATTACTCAATGTCACAATAGATGCAGTATCACGCAGACGCAGGCAATTAGCTAGTGACACATTGTCGCATCGGTTTAGAGATTGGCAAAATATTGACTGGAGCAAAACAAACAAGCAATTGGCAGCGGAGCTAGGTAAGGCTTATAACACTATCGCTAAAAAGCGCTGTCAACTTGAGCAATCTGGCAAGGCTATAAAGCGAGCAACGAGATCTGATAAAGGGCAGAAAAAGCCGCAAATGGCATACGGCGCAGTCAATCAACCACTTGCCACAGCAGCAGCAAGAGTAAGCCGCAAGTCAGGTAAATTTGAATCAAATATACACGCTAAAAAATGGAGAATTGTTAGCCCAAGTAATCAAATTTTTATTGCGCGCAATTTGTATCAGTTTGTACGAGATAATAGCGATCTATTTTTACCAAAAGATGTTATTTTTAAAAGACGATGTGGCAAACGCGGAACTGGTGGCGAGTATTGCAATGCTACGTCAGGGTTATTACAAGCTGCGTCCAGTGGACGACACTGGAAAGGTTGGACTTGTATGAAAATAGAGGATGAATAATGGGATATAAAAAATTAAGTGATAAGCAAAAAAAAGCAATAAGTCAAAACGCAAACGCATACGCAAAACAAAACTATAAACAAATATCTCTCAAACTATCACCAGATCTAGCAGATAAACTAGATAGCATTTGTAGAGATAAAAACATATCTAGACCAGAGCTTATAAAGCTACTAATTGATAAAATTTAATGCAGCTAAATGCCGAACTTGTTATCCTAAAAACATAAACTTAATTTTAGCTGCAACAAAAGCACCTTTTAAAAATCTGATGCCTTGCGCACGCTCTCTGTACATTTTAGCTGGCGAGATATTAAGAGCATTACAAATCTCTCTTTCGCTAGCTCCCTGTACATACAGTGCCATTATGATTTGATATTGTAACAAATCATCATCGTGAAGATTTATTATTTGCCTTTCAACTTTAATGCACTCGTCATCAGTTAAGAACTTGATATAAGCCTTTCTCGCCGTCGGCAGCACGGGGATTGAAATTGTTGTGCTTGGATATTCTGTGCCAATTCTGTCACGCCCCCAACAGCTACCCCATTTTTTTAAGATACGCTCAACACTATAAGTCATTCTCAAGCTCCTTGCATTTAGCTTTGTAGATTTTAATTTGCTCTTTGATTTCTTCGATTGTGAGTTTTAATGGCGGATGGTCTTGTCGTTCTAAAAATTCAACTCGCTCAATACCAATCTTTTTAACCAAGTTAATTCTGTACTCTATGGCGTTTCCGCTCTTTTGGTTATTACAAGGGGCGCATTGTTTGTGAATATTGTCCTCGTTAAATCTTAATTCTGGACAAGCTCCACGACTTCGGTAATGCCCTGCGTGGTATTGTCCTTGATGATAACGACCGCAAGATATACAAGGCTCGTTCTTATCTCTCAAGCGGATAAATTTATTCACCCGGCTTTGTAAATCATCTAACCACTCGGAGCGGCTTTTGATTTTCTGTTTAAGTGCGGTCATTCTTTTCTTGGTTTCTAACCGCTCTTGTTTATCCTGTTTCTCTCGTTTCTTTCTTGCTTGCTCTTTTGACAAAACTATCGCACATTTAGGCGAGCAGACTTTCTGTGTTGAGCTAATAGTTTTCACAAAGTAACAACCGCAAACTTTGCATTTGTGTTCCTTAGGTTTGCTCATATCTACCACCATTTACCAGTGATTAAGATTGTCCCTATAACAACGCAAGCGTATCCGACAATCAAAATCTTTAACTCTTTCTCACTCATCGTCCGCACCCTCAATAAAACAAACAATCACAAATACAACCACGAAAAGAACTACTGATAAGGCTACTTCTTCTCTCATTCGACTTTATCCTTGATGTATTTGAGTTCGTAGTATTTCTTTTTCACTTCTAAAAGCTCACCATTTAAAGCTTTTTCATATGCGTAATCACTATAAACATTAATACCTAAAACAAAAGATAAAAAGCTCAAAGCTAGAGCTAGAAAACCAACTGTACTTTGTGGCAAGTATCCGATAGCAAAGTACCCAGCGATGATTAAAATAAAAATTAACTTTCTCATAGTTTAAAACTCCCATTTATCATTAAACTTAACGCCATTCTCTACGCCCCACGCTTGAACATACTCAATTAGACTTGCTAATCGTTTTACGCTCATTTGAGCGGTGCTTTCTCGTAGATTAATTACTTCGCCCTCTAATCCGATTACCATTTCAGCCTGTCCACCTGTTGCGATTTTGTGAGCCGATACCATAATCATCTTCCAAGTGTCGATGTCTCGCTTTTTACCGTTAAATTCGCACTGTTTGCTAATATCGCTTAGTAGTGCGTGTAATTTACTGTTTTGCTCAAGTGAGCGTGTCATTGGCTGGATTTTTACCACCAACGGATTTTTGTCGTCCGTTGGCAGCTCTTTGATGAATTCAAGGCAATTCAACCGCACTTGGTTTGAGCGTAGAAAGAATTGTTTCTTGTCCATCTACGCAATCCCCATAATCTCTTTAATCTTAGCCACTCCGTTTCTTGATACTTCTGGACTAATCACTTTCGGCTTTTGCTCTAGCAGTTCTGGAATTTCTGGAAATTCAAAGCCTGTTTTCACTTTCTCGATAACTTCCGAAAGGATTTTCGGCATAGCCTTTTGGCAATCTTCCCATTTCTTTTTGCCGTAACCGTCATAGATTGTTTTTAACAAGTAATACTCTGCTCTCGAACGGAATTTGAAATTGTGTGGCTCTTTTGCGTAACCGAAGTATTTTTGGAGTCTTGACTCTAACTCTTCCAGTGTTGGCAATCCTAATTCGTGATTGTCGTAGTTGTTACACCAAGAAATAAACTCACCTACACTTGGCAAATATCCGTTTGTTTTCGCTCTTGCAGCAGCCATTCCACGCTTAACTTGATCAAATGTTTTAATACCATTTTCGGCAAAGCCTAGAATCCATTGCTGTTTTAGAATTTTTAATTGCTCTGGTTGAACAGATAACAGTGTCGGGCAAGATGCGATAAGTTGTTCAAATACTCTGTCAATCAATCTTTCAGCGGCAACTGGTGCGTGTTGAGTTGTTTTTTCGTTTAACTTTGAGACTTGGTTCATTAGAAAACTCCTTCCCAATCTTCTGGGCGATTCCACGGTTGAGCGTTTTTCTCGGCAAAAGTCATTTTTTGAGGTTGTCGCTGGACAACTCCACTCCCTCGCCAATCCCATTCGGATTTAAATCCACGCCAATTACGCTCGATGGATATTGTGATTGCTTCGGTAAGAGGTATTCCCGCTTTATCCGCCTCACGCTGAAAACCTTTCAATGCCGTTTCTGTGATTGGTGCTTTGCAGGCTTTGCGGTGAGTGATGAAGTCGTCAGCAAGTTGACCGGCTATTCCAAAATCAGCAAGCAAATCCGATTCGCTTTTTTTGGTATTTTTTTTATTGTTATTTTGTATAG